ACGTGCAGATGAGTTTATTCCTGAACTACGTGGTAAGAACGCTATTCGCAAGTATCGGGAGATGCGGGATAATGACAGTACTATTGGTGCGGTTATGTATGCTGCTGAACAAGTACTTAGAGATGTCAAACTTAAGGTGGAACCAGCCAATGATACTGAGGAAGCTAAACGTGAAGCTGACTTTGTGGAAAGTATCTTTGATGATATGGATCACAGTCTTGATGACCACATTGCAGAATCTTTATCGTCGTTGTCGTATGGCTTTGCTTGGTTTGAGGTCGTATATAAGCGAAGGGTTGGCCCAACTAAGAGATCGCCTAAGAAAAACAGTAAGTACACTGATGGACGCTTGGGTGTACGTAAGATTGCTTGTCGTGCGCCTTGGACAATCTCTAGGTTTGATGTAGAAGATAAAAGCGGTGATGTACTAGGTATTTATCAGGACGTAGGATATGCAACAGGAAAACACTATATTCCCGCTACTAAGAGCCTTTACTATCGTACTACTGTTCTTAATGGTGATCCTAGTGGCCGCTCTATCCTCCGCAATGCTTATTCCTCATATGTCTATCTGAACAACTTACAGAGTATAGAGGCTATAGCTGTTGAGCGTGAGTTAGCTGGTATCCCGGTTGCTCGTATTCCTTCTGAATATTTGTCGTCTGACGCAAGTGCAGCACAGAGTGGCTTCGTAGGCAACTTACAACAAATCCTTCGTGATGTTAAGTTTAATGAACAAGGTTATATTATAACACCTAGTGATACTTACCCTGACAAGGATGGCTCCCCTACAAACATTAGACTTGTAGATATTGAACTAATGAGTAGCAATGGCAATCGTAATGTAGATATTGATCCCATTGTTAGGCGTTACCAACATGACATTGCCCGTAGTGTACTTTCTGAGTTTCTTATGCTCGGTGGGGGTAACAACGGATCATACGCACTCTCCAAGTCTAAGACTGACCTGTTTCTACGTGCCTTAGAAAGCTACATCCAAGCTATTGTTGATGTACTTAATAAACAGCTAGTAGAACGCCTATGGCAGCTTAACGGACTTAACTACGACCTCATGCCCTGTATCAAGGCTGGTGATGTTGCTCCGCATGATCTACGTGAGATTGCAGCATTCCTTCGTAACCTTAACGGTGCAGACATTAACGTCAGTGATCACCCAGAGGTTATACAAGACCTTATGGATATAGCTGAATTGAACTATGACCCTAACACAGAGGTCACAACAGAAACTGACCTGCCCGATGAGGCAGAAGAAGATAACAAGGAAAATACATAATGCCAGCACCAGTCACAGCACTAAGCAATGCTTTTAAACTAGAGTTGCTTAAAGGTAACCACGACTTTGATAACGATACGTTTCGTGTCGCACTGATTAAAGAAAATCCATCTGGCACTTTTGATGCTACAACAGTAGCCTACTCTGAGTTAGGCTCAGATCAAGCATCTGGTTCTGGCTATACTGGAAATTTTGATTCAATCTCCACAGGCGCAGTGGCCGCTATTGCTACGGGTTATCCTCAGATGGATGGTACAACTGCCGTTATGGACTTTGAAGATGCAGTATTCACAAACGTAACAGTGCAAGCTGATGGTTGTATTCTTTATAACCCAAATGCTGATAGTTCAGCTAATGTCATAGCAGTGTTTGACTTTGGTGGTACAGTCAGTGCTACCTCTGGTGACTTCACTATTCAGTTCCCTGCTCCGGGAGCCTCTACAAGTATCTTGCGCCTAGCCTAATCTAAGGATACCTGACAATGGTAAAATTCGTTGACAGAGTTAAGATGAACCTGACCACTACAGGTACAGGTACAGTAACATTTGGTTCTGTCGTTTCTGGCTTTCAGAGCCTTTCGGATGCCTCTGTTGTCGATGCTGACGTAGTAAGGTATACAATAGAAAGTGGAACTAACTACGAGTCAGGTACAGGTACTATAGGTTTAACTGGTAGTACTTACACTATGGCTAGGTCTCCTAGTTCTTCCTCTGAATCTGACAACTCAGCTATTAACTTAGGTTCTGGTGCGGTATGCTTCTTAACCATGTTAGCAGAAGATGTAGTCCAGTATATAGCTGACCTAGATAATGTATCTTCAACTGCACCCGCTGGTGGTCAAAACTTATCTTGGGATTCAGGAACTAGTTCTTGGGTTCCTTCAACTCCTTTGGGTGGAGTTACACCTGTTGATACTTTAGCAGATATGCAAGCAATTTCTAACCCTGCAACTGGTGCTCTGTGCCTTGTGGCTGCGAACAACTCAATATATATGTTCAATGGCACTGGTTGGTATAAGATAGCTATGGTGAACGAAAGCCCTAGTGCAATTTCTGGTGTCAATGCAGATTATACTTTGCAGAATGATGGCACACCAACTGTAATTACTGCCGTTTCAACTGACCCAGAGGGGAAAACTTTATCTTGGTCTTCTTCGATCACAAGTGGTTCGTTGAATGGAACGACTATTACTAATGTAGACAACGTTTTTACAATTACACCACATTCCAGTAACGCCACATCGTTTGAAGTAACCTTTAGTGTGACCGATAATGTGAACGGCGCTGTGAGTACGACAAGCCTGTTTGCCTTGAGTTTTAATATTACAAATTCAAGATACACTGTATTATTAGCTAGTGCAACTAACACTGGTTCAAACCAAACCTTTGATGACGCCTCTACCTCAAATTATACGATTACTGCTAATGGAGATGTAGCAGCATCAACATTCAGCGCATACCGGCATGGGGGATATTCGTTAGGTTTTATACAGCCGGGTTTAGATGACAACAATATAAAATTTGATAACACTTCAGGTTCAGGTGCGGTTGCTGCTTCGGGAGAATTTTGTGTTGAAACATGGGTAAAATTTACAGTCTCTGCTGCACCGGAGGGTACTAAAAATGCACGAATTTTTGTATCTAACGGAAGTGGGGGTAATGCATCAGATAACCTTCAACTGTTTATAGAAAAAAGCGGGTCATATCTAGGAGCAGTTACTTTATACAGTAACGGATATATTTATCAGGCGTCTAGCGCATCAGAAGTTATAAATGACGGTGAATGGCATCATTTGGCTGTGACAAGAGATTCTTCAAATAATCTAAGGTGGTTTGTAGACGGGATTTTAATTACTACTATTGCAAGCAATACAACTACCTTTCAATTTGAAGAAACAAGACTTGGAAAAGGAGATGGTGGAACTGGACAAAGTTGTTTTACCGGAGTTATGAGAGATACTAGAGTTGTTATAGGATCATCTGTATATCAATCTGCGTTTACACCACCGACCTTTCCTTTAACTGCAATTACCAATACTTATCTTCTGGTCGGTGGCTTGCCATATATTAAAGATGAATCATCTAATAATTTTTCTATAAATTCTGGCACGTTTTCCGCCGGAACAAATGGACGTCTGCCGAGCAAATTGCCTATTTCTTTGTTTGATAATGCTGGGTATCAAAAAGTAGAGTTTGGAACTTCTGCAGCTTTAGACGGGACAGGTGACTATTTATCTGTATCGAATTTTGTAGACTTAGGAACAGATTCTTGGACTATCGAAGGTTTTTATTATTTTAATTTGACAACTAGCATTGCTAATCATGGTCTGTTCACAGTTGGTCGAGACAATGGCAGCTTGGCTGTTGATATTAATGAATCTGGTGGTGTCTGGAATCTGCGAGTTGTTGAAAATGGTGTAGCTTTGCTAGTACAAAGCAATACTGCCCTCCCTCTTGGTGCAGTATGGACACACATTGCAGTCACATTTACTGCTTCGGATAACACAATCAGAATTTATTTTAATGGAAATTTAGATTCCAACACTGGAACAAAGTCTAGTGCGTGGACTTTTACTGAAACAACATTGCAACTTGGTGCAAGATATTACAGTAATTCTGTGCAAACCCCCTTCTCCGGTTATGTACAGGATTTTAGAGTGACAAAGGGTGTTGTTAGATATACGGCTAATTTCACCCCGCCTACAAGTCCAATAAGCACCGATTCAGATACAAAATTACTCCTCAATCCCGAAACATCTATTTCAGATTTGAGTCAATCATCTGCAATAACTTGTGTTGGTGATGCGGCAACAGATGCCACAGTAGTAAAATTTTCTGGAACAAAATCTATCGCTCTTGATGGAACGGGTGATTATTTACAGACCACTTTGTCAGAGCAAATATTAATAAGTCAATTTACGGTAGAGGGTTGGGTTAGAATGTCAACGGTCGGCGGTCCTGAAGGTGTTTTCCATCTTGGGGCAAGTGCTTTTCCGGGCAATGTAGATGGACTTGGTATATATACTAGGAGTAGCACTTACAGTTATAATTGGGGTTTTTTCTGTAATGGCGCATCAGTAAATTCTTCAACTGCACCATCTTCGGGGGTTTGGTATCACCTCGCTCTAGTTAGAGATTCAAACAATCTGGTGACAATGTATTTAAACGGTAACTCTTTAGTTACATCTACTCAATCAGGAAGTATTGCTGGTGACATTTTAACTATAGGTGGCTATTATAATTCCTCTTACACTTGGAATGGCAACATTCAAGACTTTAGAATTACAAAAGGGCTTGCAAGATACACCTCAAACTTTACGCCACCTACGTCAAGTCTTTTAGGTTGATAGTGTGCTAGGCTTCGCCCCCATAGCATCTGCCACATTAGGTGGGTCTGGATTCGTCAGGGAAGTAGTACCAGCAGGTATTACTGGGGTTTCTACAACTGTAACCTTAGCCACAACAATATCCCTATCTACTGACGCTAAAGTATCTGACCAGCCCGTAAGGAAACCTGAGACTCAGTATTTCTATGACCCTGATAGTGATGGTGTTGGAGTACTTAGAAATAACGAGTTCCCCAACTACACTTGGACAAACTCATTTATGTTGGGGATGCGCCCCCAAGAAACAGCTATAAATTTAGATGGTAATATATCGGCACCTGTTTGGGACGAGTCTATAAAAGGTGACAGGGCCTTATCCGTACAGACTAAGACTACTTCAGAATTAACTTCTGATCCTGTAGTGTCTCAGTCTTCTTGGGTTCCTTTAGTTAATGGTGACTACACCTACCCAGCTACTTATAATAGCTCCCTTGGTTATGATGCTGTAGCTAAACCTGTCACTGTAAACCTTAATCATCTACCCTCTGAGACTATAGTTAGTAATGCTGCAACTATTAGTACTATTGATGACCCCCTATTAGCTACACTTACTTTTCCTTCTTCTGATCCAAGCCTATTTAGTGTTGTTGTTGGTCAAGTAAGATCAATAAACACTTACGACTCAACTGATACTGACACTTACTTTGATAGTCTTATTACAGGACAAGTTGGTGAGATACAGTGGCCTAACGAAAATAAACACTACCTACTACAGAAGTACGATTCAGACAAAGGTTTCCTTGTTGGTACTGTCCAACGTAACTCTTTTGGTACTGATAAGACAACTGACGGGCGTGGGGCAGCTTGGGTTTCCTACGGGTTCCGATTGCAGCCCCAGATTACCGCTGCTAATTTCCCTGATGGCACCCCTGTTTCGCAAGAACATACGCTTTTAGTCACCTCCTCACTAGGTACAATCAAAGCTAATATAAGCAAGGAACTGTCAGGATTTGAAGGTACCCTCAATTCTAACTTAGGCATAACTCCCTCCATAACATCTTTTGTAGATGGTTTTGACATTGGTACTGTAGGACTGCCTGACCCCCAATGGTACTTGAGTACGTCTAGGGTAGAGATTGTAGCAGAGCCTAATCAACCTGCTAATGATGTAATATACCCCTACGCTTCTCGTTCACCTACTGCTGGCCCTACACAGACAGACTTTGACTTTACGGTGTCACTCGGTGCCTTAGATGCTCCTATAGCTGTTGATCAACCTGTAGGTGGATTAGGTTTAACTGTTAGTCTTGGCACTCCTACCCTAAGATCGTTTAACACACTAACTGTAAATTCTCAGCTAGTTACATTATCTGAAAACCTGACGGGTATAGAGGCTCAGACAACTGAAATTATATCCTCTGCTGACAGTATACTTATATCTGCAAGTCTTGGAAGTATTGTAACCCTAGCTACTTCTAATGCTACTTGTACTACTAGGCTTGCTACCCTTGGCTTAGGCAACGTAACTTTTGCTGCTAATGCTAACACTGCCCCAAGTGGTGTAGAGGCTACACAAAGCGAGAACTTATCCCTTACCGTCACTGGTGATGCTAATGTGTTCCCTAGTGGAATAGAGGGTATACTGACGGTAGGGCAACTTGGTGTAGCTGCTTCAACGCTTATACCTAGTGTTTCTGGAACCTTAAGCCTTGGTGATATTGGTGTTTCAGCTACAGTATTTTTCCCTAGCTACACCTTAACCGCTTCGATAGGAACACTTACAGCTACAGGCATACACTTCGACTTTGAGGCCATCAAGCACTTGTATAACACAAAGAGGTCACAACATGCTGGGTTCCCTGCTAACAGGACTGTCAGCCCTACGTTTAGTACCCCTAGACAAGTTAAGCCACTAAAGTCCACTCAAAACCTAGCTGCATAAGAGGAACGTAAGATATGAGCCTAGTTTGGCCCAACAAAGACCCAGACGAACTGTTAGACTACAGTATTGATTGGTCTGATATTGTTTCTGGGTTTACCATTAGCACAGTGGTCTGGTCTGTAAGGTCTAATGCTAACCCTGCTGAAACTGTATTAGCTGCTGGTCAAGATTTAACTACTGCT